GGGCAACATTGTCTGAAATGTTGAAATCGACATTGATGCCGACCCGCACAGACGGGGTGCCGTTGCTGAAAATGCTAGGCCGTGCGCGTGTAAAAATCTTCTTTACGCCGCGAGTCTCGAAGTAGTTGAAGGCTTGAAGAATCTTGCCGTTTATGTTGCTTGTGTCATCAATGTAGCCGGTGCTACCCGTTGTCCAAGCCTTTGCCACGAAAGTTGCAGCGCCAAAGTACGGAGTGTCGTCAAGAAGCCCAAAGTGAAAAGCGTTCCAGTTTGTAAACCTGCACCACGCCTTCGTGATGTTGTTCATCACAAACTGCTCTTGTGCGCCTTCACGCACCGGGACATTGACGATTAGGGCGTTGTTCTTCGGGTTGTACAACATGCACCACCCGAAGTTGTCCCTATACGCCGCAGCAGCCGCCGCAAACGCACCCTGTATCTTGTCCGATAGCGCGATGTTGGGGTCGAGCCGCGAGGATTGAAGCGCCGAGGCCATCGGAATCAGCCCGTCAAGCGTCAGCACCAAAAGGTCGCCGCCGTACTTCATCAGGGAGCGGGTGCCGATAGGCGCGCCCACAATCCACACGCCAATCAACGCCCATGTGGACGCAGATGAGGGGTCGGTGCCACGGTAGACGATTACCTCGCCCTTGTCGGTGACAAATACAAGGTTGTCATCCACGCCGTAGCCAGCGTCAATTGTCCACGAGGCCATCGACACCAACACGCCGCCCAGACGCGCAATGGATGACAGGTCAAGAACCTGCGCCGCGCCGCCAACGCTTGAGGTCGGCAGGTACCACGCCTTCAGCGTGTCCTTCTGGATGAACCACACACGGTTCTTGAAGAGCGTCGGAGAGTTGAGCGTAGTGGTCGTAACGCCCGTAATGGCAGGCGTAGACGCGCCCGTAATGCTTGTCCAAGTGGTGCCGTTGTAAAGATACGGCGTGTTGACACCGTTGGCGGCATACAGATAGTTGCCGCCTGCGGTCGTGACATTGGTGTATTCCCACTTGGAGTTGGTCAGTCCGCTGACCGCCGCCGCGCCAATAGCACCCGCAGATGTAGCGTTGTAGAACTTGCCATCCGACACCGCCCACAACTGGTCAGAGGTGCCGCCGCTGTAGGTCATCAGGGTTTCTACATCGTCGGGAAACCCCGTGGCGTGCTTCACATAGCCGCCGCGCAGGACAACATTGGATACGCCGGGGAAGTAATTGTCCAACTGCACGGCATCCGTGGGTGCCATGTTGGCAAGAGAATCCCGAGCGTTCCAACCGCCCACGGGCGACGGCAAACTTGCGACATTTGCCGCAGCGCGTTGAACAAGGCGACGAGAAACAGCCATCAGTTTTCGTACCCGTAGTTGCTGTCAGGGATGTTGTCGTAGCCGATAAGCACCGTGCCGGGACGCGGGGCAAACGAGAGGTTGGCAGCGCCCGTATCCTGTGCAACAGCCGTCTCAAGTTCAGCGAGGTAGTCGCGGAAGATGGCGGTTGTATCGAAGCCCTTCGCCTCAAAATACTTGAGTTTGGTAGACAGCACCATCACACGGTCAGGGTAGATGCAGGTGTCGGTGTCTGCCGTCATCGAAGTCTTGGCAGCACCCGCCGCGCTTTCTGCCCATGCGTTGCTGCGGTACTCAAAGCCGAGCAACTCGCCAGCGTTCATTCCCGGCCAAATCTGGAAGTATTTGCCGAGCAGGCGGTAACGGATACGGGGGCCGGTCGAGATGTAGCCCGAGAGCAGCCATTCCCATTGTTGCGGCGACTCTGGGCCGAGCATCTCCCAACGCTTGCTCTTGTCCCAATGCGTGCGGTTGACGCTGCTGTAGTAATCCGAGGGCAGGCCGTACTTGACCTTTTGGAACACCAGACCGCCACCGACCTGCGCCTCTGTCGGCTCGTAGTTGATAGAGACAGCCGAGGGAGACAGCACGCCCGTCACATAGGTGGCATTGGGGATGCCAACGCCCTGCACCTGATAGGTCGAGTCGATGAGCGAGGTATCGGGGATGCCGGTAATGGTATATGCCGAGGTCGTCCATGTACCCGTGGTGCTAATGGCCTCGGTGTAGAAGGTGTACTGCTTGGTCAGTTCGCGCCAGTCAGCACGCCGCATCAACTCGTACCCCGAGGCGTTCATCAGGGCAAGAATCTGCACCACATCCTGATTGGGGTTACCCGCCACCGTAGCCGGTATCGGTAAACCCAGTTCAGCGGTGACCTGCTGAACCAACGCCAACATGGTTGTGGTGCTCATTCGTTAACTCTCCGCAACGGGTTCCTTCTTCGGGCGACCAGCCTTGCGCGTCATCAACGCTGCCATCTGCGCCTGAAGTTCTGCCAGTTGTTTTTTAGTGTCGTCCAATTGGTTTTCGGTTTCCGAGCGATTCCGCTTTGCAAGAAACGCCTTCGCCTTCTCACGCAAACCGGGGCCACCCATGCCGATGCGCTGCAACTGCGAATCGGATGCGTTGGCAATCTGCTCTACGGTCTGGAACTTCAAGATGCGAAGTTCCTCAATGTGTCCACGGGTAATGTCGCCGTTGCCATCGGTAAACCAGACATCAAGCGAGGTGCCGATTGCGGGGGCATCCTGCTCGTTTTGCTTCATCTGGAAATAGAGATACTGACGCGGGAACCGCTTCTTGTGGTCTTCATTCATCGGCTGTTCGATGATGGTTGTCTTGTCGCCGGGAATGTTGATACGCACAAACGGCTTGCCGTCCCACTTCGGGTCTACATCCTTTGCGATGTAGAACTCGACTTGGAGTTGCTCGTCCGCGTTGAAAATGTCGCTATCTAGAGGCATCGTCGTTTACTCCTGTGGGGAGGTGAGGGAAGAAATCACAGGTTGTTGACCTGTGTTAAGGTCGCAATGACCGAAGGAATCGCAGGCCAGACACTTGTGGCGCTGGCTGCGAGGATTCTAACGCTGGTATCGTCTGTTGCCCACATCAATTCTACATATTGCGTGGGTTCCAATTGAATTATGAAGTTCCACGCCGCTACCGTTCTGGCTGCGGTGCCTTGAATAGCAATTGTAGTTGCTGTGTTTGGGACATTGGTTCCGTTCTTGCGAAGCCAAATGTAGATGTTGCCAGCACCGCCAGAGGTCTTATCCAATTGCGCCGAGAATTGCACATTGTAGACACCCTCATTAGCCACAACGAGCCGTGAGGTAGGCGAACCGATGGAAACCCCGTTGCTGCTGTCGGTGGTGTTAAAGGTCATTCCGTAGGCGGTGTTGATGGACGCTGCTACCTGCAAAGTCGTGTCCGAAAACGCCCCGTAGTGAAGGATAGGAACAGACCGCCCAAAGCCTTGCAACTCCTCCCAGAGCGTGTTGCTGACGGCAAAGAACATAGCCGAGCAGTCAGCGTTAATCGTGCCAGAGCCTGCGTTATCAATGCTGCTACCCGTGTCATACGGGTAGACCGTGATGGGGTTAGCGGTGCTGTTCTTAACGATGACGGTTGCACCCGCCTCCGTCGGGGGCAGTTTTACGCCCGTGCCAACCGCCGCGCTGTCTACATTGGTGTAAACATAGGTCAATTGCAGCGCGTTGCCTGCCGAAGTTCCAACAGCGGTCGCTGTGCTGGTGCCGTCGCCGCAGATGGAGACGGTCTTGAGACTGTCTACGCCTGCGCCCAGCACCCGTGAGGGTATCGCCATCTCAAGCAGCCAGCGCCATCTTGCGGCGCTCTTCGATGATGGCGGCAATCAACCCCGGCCCCTTGGCCTCAACCGTGATTTCTGGCATCACGGAGTAAATCATCTGGAATTCGTTTGCCTGCTGCGCCATGGCAGCATTGCAGGTGAACTTGCGCTTCTCTGCGCCTACATACACATCCATCGTCGGGCCGGTCATCTCGCCCGTAAACCGCTTCATGCCGTCAGCCCGATTGCAACTGTCGTACCCGTACAACACAAAGTTGCGAAAGCCAAGCAGATACCCGATGTTAATAGCACGCATCCCACTAGTGGTGCCGCCGCCAACTGCCAACTTGCCACCGCCCAGCGCCTTCATCTCCGGCCCTTCAGCCCATGAGTGCCACAGGACGACCTTGCGCTCCTTCAGCGTGTCAAAGGTAGCCGGGGGGCAGCGGGAGGCAACGAGGTAGGTGGTGTGCGCGTTGTGGCGCTGTAT